AGAATAACATTATTAAGGAGAAGAAAAGATGGCATTTCAGCTTTCACCAGGTGTGCTAGTATCAGAGAAGGACCTAACGTCGGTCGTTCCATCTGTTGCTACAACCGCCGGCGGTTTTGCTGGCGCTTTCCAATGGGGACCCGTAAGTCAAGTAACCACAATAGATTCAGAAAACAATCTTGTAGATGTGTTTGGTAAGCCTAACAGCGATACATACAAATCATTCTACACAGCTGCCAATTTCTTGTCTTATGGTAACAACTTGCAAGTTATCCGCGTTGTGAACGAGTCAACAGCAAGAAACGCTAAGGCAAACGCTGCAGCTACTGCAGTTATTATTAGAAACAACGATCATTATGATGCTACTTACGCCGATGGCTCAGGTAGTGGAGTTGGAGCATGGGCAGCCAAGTATGCTGGCGCATTAGGAAACTCTTTAAAAGTTTCAATGGCAGACGGAAATGCATGGTCAACATGGACTTACTCAGGTAACTTCGATGCTGCACCAAGTACATCTGATTACGTTACAAACAAAGGTGGTTCCCACGATGAACTACACGTTGCTGTTATTGACGAAGATGGTTTATTTACTGGTGCTGCTGGTACTATTAGAGAAGTTCTCATTTGCTTCTAAAGCATCTGATGCTAAGAGAGCTGATGGTACATCTGCATATTACAAAGATGTAATTAATACACAATCCAAGTACGTATACTGGATGGGTCATACTGCTAACGTTGCTGCATCAGGTACTGCCTGGGGTAACGCTGCTAACGCCTCATTGTTTGCTAACTTGACATCTAATGTTACAATATCACTTGCAGGCGGGGTATCTAGTGACTCTCCTACAGACGGTAACATTACAACTGCTCTTTCAGTCTTTGCTAACGATGAGAGATATGATATCTCCTTGTTACCATTAGGTTCTGCATCTGCTACAGTTATTAACTATGCAATCACAAGCGTTGCAGAAGCTAGAAAAGATTGTATCGTGTTTGCATCTCCAACACAAGCTAACGTTGTTAACAACACTGGTTCAGAAGCAACTGCAGTTGTTGCATTCCGCGAGACTTTAACATCCAGCTCTTACGCTGTCTTGGATTCTGGTTGGAAATATCAGTACGACCGCTACAACGATGTGTACCGCTGGGTACCATTGAATGGTGATACAGCTGGTCTTGCAGTTCGTACAGACTTTGTTGCTGACCCATGGTTCTCACCTGCTGGTTTCAACCGCGGTCAAGTTAAGAACGTTGTTAAGCTTGCTTACTCCCCAACAGCAACCGATCGTGACACATTGTATAAAAAGGGTATCAACCCTATCGTTACATTCCCTGGTAACGGTACAGTAATGTTTGGAGATAAGACGTTGTTGGCTAAGCCTTCTGCATTCGATCGTATCAACGTTCGCAGATTGTTTATTGTTCTGGAAAAAGCAATTTCAACAGCAGCTAAGTTCCAATTGTTCGAGTTTAACGACCCATTCACAAGAGCCCAGTTCAGAAACCTTGTTGAGCCGTTCTTACGCGACGTTCAAGGTCGCCGTGGTATTACAGACTTTAAGGTAGTTTGTGATGAATCTAATAACACAGCTCAAGTTATCGATACTAACAACTTTGTTGCAGATATCTATATCAAGCCAGCTAGGTCTATTAACTTCATTCAGCTCAACTTTGTTGCAACCCGTTCTGGCATTTCTTTCGAAGAAGTCGGCGCTTAATAAAGGAGAGTAAAAAATGACAACATTCAACGTAGAACGTTTTAAATCCGCACTAACTAACGGTGGTGCACGTCCTAATCAGTTCGCCGTTCAACTTTCCTTCCCAACCTACGTATCAGGTCAGTCTTTAGCGGTTGCTAGAGCTCCTTTCCTTGTTTCGGTTGCTGAGTTACCTGGTCAAACAGTTAACCCTGCTATCGTTCAATACCGTGGTCGTGAAGTTAAATTTGTTGGTGATCGTGTATATGCTCCTTGGACCATCACTGTATTGAATGACGCTGAAATGTCAATTCGTACAGCTATGGAACAATGGATGGGAGGTATGGAAGACTATGCAGGTAAATTTGGTCGCCTTCAGCCTTCCGAATATCAACGCGATTTACAAGTCTACCAATTAGACCGTAATGGTAATGCATTAAAAGAATACAAAATCGCTAATGCATTCCCAGTTGATTTATCCCCTGTTGCACTTGACTTTGGTGCGAACGATCAGATTTCATCATTTACTGTTACATTCCAGTATCAGCACTTCACAACATCTAACAACCCGTTAGGTAGTATTGTGAACTTTGGTGGCATCTTTAATCGCTAATTTTTGAAAAATATATAATGGCGCTATCACTATTTGGTTTTACTATTGGTCGAGAAGATAAGCAATCGGATTTAAAAAGTCAATCTTTTATAACTCCGGTTTCTGAAGACGGTACCTCCACAGTTTCGGCTGGGGGGTACTTCGGCACGTACGTTGACATCGATGCTTCGGCACGTTCTGAAAGTGAGTTGATTTCTCGTTACCGAGACATCTCTACTTACCCAGATGTAGATAATGCTATTGAAGAAATCGTTACCGAAGCGATTGCTGCGGTAGACAGTGAAGATCCAGTCTCTTTAGATTTAGAGAAACTGGAACTTTCTGATAGTATAAAGAATAAAATTCGTGATGAGTTTAATGAAGTTGTTTCTTTGTTAGATTTTAAAGACAAAGCACACGACATCTTTAGACGTTGGTATATCGACGGGCGTTTATACTATCAGAAAGTTATTAATCCTGCCAATACTAAACAAGGTATACAGGAATTAAGATACGTTGATCCTCGTAAAATTAGAAAAGTACGAGAAGTAAAGAAGGATAAGTTACCTTCCGGTGTAGAAGTTATTAAGTCAATAGATGAGTTTTTTATCTATAATGAAAAAGGCTTAAACTACACCGCGGGAACCAATCCTAACAACAACAACGGTATTAAGATTGCAACTGATACAATTACGTTTGTTCCTTCCGGTCTTCTTGACTTAGATAGAAATGTTGTATTAGGTTATTTAAACAAAGCTATCAAGCCAACTAATCAATTAAAGATGATGGCTGACTCTTTAGTTATATACCGATTGAGTAGAGCACCAGAGAGAAGAATTTTTTACATTGACGTAGGTAACTTACCTAAGTTGAAGGCCGAACAGTACATGAAAGATATCATGGCTCGGTACCGTAATAAGATTATCTATGACTCTACCACTGGTGAGATCAAAGACGATCGTAAATTTATGACCATGTTGGAAGATTTCTGGTTACCAAGACGTGAAGGCGGTCGAGGTACAGAGATTACAACGCTCCCAGGGGGTGAGAACTTAGGTCAGATTGCTGATATCGAATACTTTCAGAATAAAGTATATCAATCGTTAAACATTCCGTTGTCTAGATTCCAACAGAATTCTGGATTTAATTTCGGTAGACAGGCAGAAATCTCTAATGATGAGATTAAATTTGCTAAGTTTGTAAATAGACTGCGTAGAAAATTTAACGCTTTGTTTGACGACTTGTTAGAAACACAATTGGTTTTGAAGGGTATTATTACCCCAGAGGACTGGGATAGTATTAAGTCAAAGATTGACTATAAGTATGCCCAGGACCAGTACTACCAGGAAATGAAAGATGCAGAGAACCTACGTAATCGCGTAGATGTTCTCAATCAGATGTCCCCTTATGTTGGCATCTACTATAGTAAAGATTATATTCGTAAAAATATTCTTAAATTATCTGATGATGAGATTAAGCAGATAGAAAAAGAAAATGAAAAAGACCCGGTTGAGATTCAACCAGGTATGCCGGGATCAGAGCAAGCGGCAGCGTTAAGTCGCGAAACTAACGCCGCTACCGGGCAATAAATAATATATCATTAGGAGAACATTGTGGATACAAAAGACATTATTAACAAGATGATTGATGATATCATCGACGGTAACAATACAGATGCAAAGGACGGCTTTGAGTCAGCCCTTTCAAATAAATTAACTGATGTTTTAGACGCAAGAAAAATTGAGTTAGCACAGTCCATTTACACCAAGGAAGTAGAAGATGAATCTGTTCCATCTGAGGAATAAGTTAGAAGAAAAACATCTTACTCCTGCTGAAATGAAAAAGCGGGAAGAAGTTGCTAAAGCTATTCATAAAGAAAACCCTGGTATGCCAATGGGTATGAAGATGGCAATTGCAACTAAGACGGCTAAGAGAGTGGCTGAAGCTCAAGACCCTCATGAGTACGACTATGAGGGTGATATGGCTAAATCTCAATTGAGATCCATTATCGCTAATGCACAGACCGTTCATGATATGTTAGAAGATAATACCAATATTGCTGAATGGGTACAAAGTAAAATTACATTAAGTGCTGACTACATGAGTACTGTTAGAGATTACATGCAAGCAAATAAAGAAGAGTAAAAATGGCAATTAACAAATATATTCTTAAGAATACCAGAAGACAGGCTGCTGCTAAAGTAGTTTCAGACGGTATTGGTAACTCAACCATTACATATACAGATGTAAAGTATGCAGATCAAACTATTCCTTTGACAACGGCTGGTAACTTAGTCTGGACTATTTCTGATATTGTTTATGATGTGGCTAACTTTGCTAATATCGTAAGAAACGGTAACGTTGTTTTTACAATGAGCGCTGGGCAGGGTACTGTTAGTCTTTCAAGAGACTTGGGTGTTGTGTTGGACGAACAAGCCCATGCTAACGTTACTATTCATACTGGTACAGGTAATAGTTCTGTTATAGTACAGTTTACTAAGGGATCGGGCTTTAATGATCCTGATCGTCAAATCTTACAACAACCGGATCGATAATGAAACTCATTACAGAAATGAATCAGGATGTAAAATTCCTGACAGAAAAGAAAGAAGATGGTACAAAATCTGTTTACATCGAAGGTATCTTCATGCAAGCAGAGAAGCCAAACCGCAATGGGCGCATCTACGGTAGAGGTATTATGGAGCGTGAAGTTCAAAAATATCAAGAACTTATCAATGAAAAGCGTTCATTAGGAGAACTGGGACACCCCCCTAATCCTTCTATTAATCTTAACCAGGTATCACATATGATTACTGGTCTTAAGTTTGAAGGTAATGATATTTACGGTAAAGCTAAAATCTTGGATACCCCAATGGGTAAGATTGCTAAAAACTTTATCGAAGAAGGTGTTCGTCTAGGTGTATCTTCTAGAGGGTTAGGATCTGTTAAGTTAAATAAAGAAGGCGTAAATGAAGTTCAAGATGACTTTCATTTAGCTACGGTTGATATTGTTGCTGACCCTTCTGCTCCTGATGCATTCGTGCAAGGTATTATGGAATCAGCTGAATGGATTCTAGAGAACGGTGTTTGGAAAGCAGTACAGGTTGAGCAGGCTAAAAACACTATTAGGAAGGCATCTAAAGCAGACCTAAATAAAGTAAAATTACAGATATTTGAACAGTTCTTACGAACTATCAAGTAATTAATTTATATAAATATAAACGTTAAACATACTCTTAGGAGACCAAGGATGTCAGTAGAGAACAAAATTAAGCAGTTGCTAAGCCGTGCAAACGGAACCGAGCAATTGACTGAGGGGACGTCAATAGACGAAGCTTCAGAGACAGTAGTTGCAGATGGTAAGCCCACTGTAAATACAGCAAAAGATACCTCCAAAGCCGGTCAAGGTTCTGGCCAGGGTGATACATCTATGCCCAGACAAGGCTCATCGAAAGATGCAGACATGGAAGAGGTCATGGATGCTACTGGTAAAAACAGTGCTTCTGCCAAAGCTTCCAAAGAAGTAAATCCTTTGCCCATGAAGGGCGATGCTAAGTCTGTTAAGACTCAGGCAATGGAGGAGACAGAAGAAGATGGAGAGACAATTACTGATGCAGAAACTGTTGACATTAAAGCTCAACTAGACGCTATCTTTGGTGAAGACCTTTCCGAAGAATTCAGAACAAAAGCTACTTCTATTTTCGAAGCCGCCGTTATCGCTCGTGTTAATAGCGAGATGGAGATAGTCACTTCTAAGTTGGAAGAGCAAACAGCTACTCAATTGGTAGAGTTTAAAGAAGCTCTTGTTGAGAAGGTTGATGGTTATTTGAACTATGTTGTTGAACAGTACATGGAAGAGAACAAGTTGGCTGTAGAGTCTGGCTTGAGAACTGAGATTGCTGAAGACTTTATCCAAGGCATGAAGACATTGTTCAAAGAGCACTTTATCGAAGTGCCGGAAGAAAAATACGACGT